CTAGAATAGATCGTATTGGTCAAGAAAAACCTATGACGTATATTGATTTGATTGCTGAAGATACTATTGATACAAAGATTGTTACATCATTACGTAACAAAGTTAACATTGCATCTGAGATTATGGGCGAAGATTTAAAAGCTTGGATCTAAAGTTTTTGTAAAAGAACTAAAATAACACCACCCATACCTGTGATAACTGCTCCCATAGATACTAATAATATTCTTTCTACTCTAGTAATCTGTCCTTCTAATTTATGAATTTTGTCGTGAGTTTGTTTCTGCATAATTCTGCAGAGTTTTTCGTGTGAGTCTATTCGTTGTAATGCGTTGTCTTTAGTCACTATACTCCTCCACCTAACATTCCAGAAGAACTTACAGCACTTGGACCCTCGCCACCCGTTCCTCCATACCCTCCAGTATTTCCAGAATCGATTGTACCTTGGCCAGATCCTCCTGTTATTGTTCCAGACGCATTTCTTATTGTGCCAGTAATTCTGTCTCTAGCTGCTTGAAGATCTCTTTGTCTTTGTTCTAATACTTCAGATACTTTACCTTCTAATGCTTTTTTTTGTAATGTTTGCATGATGTTACCCATTCTTGTATCAATCGCTCCAGCAGCTCCTTTACCAAACATTGATACAGGATTATATCCTTGCATAATTCCGTCTTGTCCATAAATGTCATCAACTTCAGATTTTTGTTCATCGGTTAAACCTTCGTAAAAAGAACCTGATGGTCCCATCTCTGTAACTTTTGATCCAAGAAAAGCACCAGCTAACGCTCCAGGTATTGCAAGTGCGGGATTAATCATCATACCTAATCTTGCACCAATATTTAATCCACCTGTTCCTCCAGTACCTTCTAAAAATAAATTTTTAACACCAGCTGCACCAGATTTTAAAAGGTCCATTATACCACGACTTTCTCCAGCAGGAGTTTGTCCTGTTGCTAATTTTTGTAACAATTCAGGATTCATCATACTGTTGACACCTGTGTTATCGGCACTCACAGCATTTTGATTTAAATAGTTTCGATTAAAAAAATCTTGAAACACTGAACCTTGCATTACATCTGTCCCAGGTATCATAGGTGTACCTCTAAAATCAAATTGTGGTTCTTGTGTAATACTAAATCTTTGTGGCATTAAGCTAATCCTCTGTTTCTAAGTGCTATCATTTTTTCCTCTTCTGATAATAAAGCACTCTCAGTAGGTGTCAAGCCGCTTTGCATAACATTTGGTGTTGCCTGAGCTGTAGATTGTACTATACCTGGGTTTGGTTGTGGTAATTCACCAAGAGAATCTAAAATAAGATCCTTACCTTCTGTTGGAGTTTCTTCGTCAACACCAAAGTCAGATAGTTTAAATTTAAATTCTTTAGATAAATCAGCTCCTTGCATTTGTTCTATCATTTTTATTAAAGTAGGAAGCGCTGCTTCAAAAGGATTTTCATAAGTAGGATTAGATGCAGCAAACTCTCTAGACTTTTCTTCAAATTTTCTAGCTATGTTTTCTGAAGGCATGTAAGGCATAAACACGCCATCAATAAAAGGTCCATATTCATTTACTGATCTTAATCTTTTTTCAAACACTTCAGCATACTGATTATTTGTAACATCAAATTCTCTGCCTGCCTCTAAATCTAAATGCATTTTTTGTTGAGCATCAAATATAGCGCTGTTAGTAACAAAGAACTGTCTTATGACTTCATCTTTTGTAGCAGGACTTGATAATAATCTAGTATCACCTCCTGTAAATTCTCTTGTTGCTCCTCTTTTTGCTTTATCATATCCAGTTATCTTAAAATCCAAACCTCTAAGAGGATTAATTTTAATTAGTCTCCAACCTAATAAGCCTGGTAGTTCTTTTTCAAGTTGATATGTTTGACCTGATTTAGCAGCAGGTAATCCTGTGTATGCATAGTATAGTCTTGTTAACTGAGATTTAGATAAAGGTATTTGTGTATCTAAAATATGTTTTGTTATAATTTTTACTTTATCTTCAAGAGGTGTTTGCTCTGTGTATAATCTTTTACCTTCTCTTGTTTGACCTTCTCTTACAAAAATATCTATAATTGCTTCAGGTGCAATTGATTCTGTTACAAAAGGTTCTATTGATTTACTAAACGCATCAGAAATACCTTTTACAAATCCTTTAGATAATTGTTCTTCTGTTTCTATACCCTCTTGTACTTTTCGAAGTATAGTTCTAAAAGGTGTTTCTAAATAATCATAAGCATTATTATTACTCCAGTTTTGATAGTAATATTCTTTTTTACCTGTCTCTTTATTTATATCATGAGAAATCATTTTCTTATCTCCTACTTCATAAGGAGCCACCCATCTATCTAAAGCTTTTTCTTGTGCATCTGTTGTATCAAATATAGATTTAAATCCAGCTGTAAGACCAACACCAATTCCGCCCATAGCTGTTGCAGAACCTAGAACTCTTTTCATACCAATACCGTAAAGAGGGTTATCATTCTTAACAAAACCTTTTCCTATTTCATTTACAATAGGCGACATGCTTCCACCTTTAGTTGGTTTAGAGTGTTTCATTTCTTTAAATATTCTTGCACCTATACCTGTTGCACTTGTCATTACCGCTGAAGGGAAAGAAGCAAAGTTAGCAAAAGGTGTTGCACGTAATCCTTTTACAACATCAGAAACATAAGCATAGTTTGGAATTGTGTTTCTTACAATATCCATTGCTTCATCCTCTATTTCATCGGTTGTTTTTTTAATTCCAGCCTTAGCATAAGCAGTGCCTAACCTAGATTTTTCAATATGATAGTTATAAACTTTGTATAAATCATCTTCTAATGTATATAAATCTTGAGCTGGTTTAGTTATTCTTGCTAAAGCTCTAAGCATCTTTTTAAAACCACTTGTCGTAAAACCACCATCAGGATTTAATTCTAAATCTTTTAATAAAGCTTGGTAGTCACCCATTTTAGTATTGGTATTTACAACTCCTCCTCTTAGAAGTTTTCTATATTCTTTCATACCTTCTGGTGAACGTAACCCAAACTGAACACTTTTTACAGCTGCCTTCATTGCTTTTGCTACTATTCTTGGATCCATAAATAATGTTCCATTAGCTACAGAAAACGAAGAAGCACTTAAAAAGTTTCTTATGTGTGTTGTTGGTGATAGAACTGTTTTTGCTATCTGTGCACCAGCTTTTGGATATAAAAATAAATATTTGTAAGCATCGGACATTCCTGATGCAAATTTAGTATCATAAGGACCTGTAAAAAAATTACTTAGTTTATTAACAGGATCAAAAGCATCTGCTATTTCTTGTGTTGTGTGTAAACCTTTTAATCTATTTACCAATACACCATTTTTAAACATAGGTTCTAACACTTCATCTAGTGATACAATTTTATTAAGTCCACCTGCTCCAAGTTGTTTAATGGCTTCATTTTTATCTGCGTAAAATAATTTCCTAGTTCCTGTTGCTAATGCCTTTTCGTTTGCTTCTAATACATCATCAATAAATTTAGATCTGGTTGCTAAGTTAGATAATAAACCAACTCCATTAAATATAGATTGTCTTGCATCTTCTACTTCACCAAATAAATTTCTAAAAGCTTTACTACCTTTACCTATAATTTGAGTAGCCTCTACACCATTTTTATTTTTTTTACTTAACATCTGAACAAAACTTTTTCTTACATCAGGTGTTTTAGCTGCCATAGTAACATCAGTCATTTTAAATGATGGAAGCTGTGTTCCTTTTGTAAATTTAGTAGTCTGACTTAATATTTCATTTATTCTATAATTTAATTGATCTTCTGATAGATCTCTGCCATTTTTTTTTGCATGTCTTTTTAAAATAGCTTTTACTTTATCTATAGATTCTGCGGCAGGTTTATATCCTGCAAGACTATCAACATAAGGATTAGCAAATATTTTATATGTTCCACCTATCATTAACTTAACTCTATCACCCATAAGACCTGGCATATCTCTAAGATTTTTAGGTAAAGTTATTCCTGCAGTGCTACCTTGTCTAATCGTTTCTAGCAATGAAGTAAATTTTTGTCTAGAATTATAGACTGCATCAAACACAACTTGCTGTGATTTTGTATTTAAACCACCATCTTTCATTTGTTTTAAAACTTTCTTATATGTTTTAGTATTACCTACTTTTTTAGAAAGGTCTCCTTCAAACATAAGTTCTTTTAAATCTTTATAAAAAATTGCTTGTCCTTGTTTTTGATCTTCTCTTAATGTTTTATTAAAAAATGTTTTAATAGTAGGAAACATTTTACCTACTTCTTTATCTATTCTTTTTACTTGTTCCATAGCAAAGTTAGAATCGCCTGCTTTACCTGCTTCCTCTGCATTTTTTGCTAAGAACATAGCTTCGGGTTTACCTGAAGTAGGTCTAATCATTCCAGCTGCTGTATCAATTGTTTTATTTATCTTAGAAGAACTAAACGCCATATCTTTTCCATATTGTGCAACCTTACCTATTGCTTTTGTACCACCGTATATAAATGGAAAATACATTACAGAGTCTGAACCAAACTTAAGTCTATTTAATAATTTTCTACCTGCATCTTCTTGCGGATTTGAAGATTCATCTAAATCTAATTGTGTAGGTCCAATATCCAAAGCATCACCTATTGTTCCTATGTTTTCAGCATCTGCAACAAACACTTCTCCCGTTGCTCCACCCACGACACCAGCTGCAAAACGTTTTACTCTTGCTTTGTCATTAAGTTTGTAAACTTTCTCCATACCTTTTCTGACATTCTTACCTTTTAGATTTACGTATGTTCCTGCTTTTCTAGCTTTTAATGCTTTGGTTGCAAGCTTACTTGCTATCTTTGCACCAGCACTAGCAGGTACACCTATCTGAACTAGAGCTTGTAATATTTTACCAGATGCTCTTGCGTTAGCTGTTTCTTCAAATATATTTATAGTATCAAATGCAGATTCTACTTTAGCTGCAGCATTATTAGTCATACCTGAAAAGTCTAAAAGTTCTGCACCCAATGAAACAAAACCTTCTGGTACTTTAATAATACCTGAAGCTATACCAGCTAACGCTGATTCTAATGATGATATTTCATTATCGCCTTCAGCTCCAGAATAAGCCTCATTAATATCGTTTATTACGCCTGGTTTGCTTTCTTTTTTGCCTGTAGGATTTAAAGCGTCTAAGATTAGATCAGCCATGTGCCTAACCTCCTAACGATATTTCTTTTAAGATGTCGCCTGTTTTTTTATTATATATAACGATTGCGTTTTTATCCGGATCTCTTTCATAAATAACTTCTGGTTGATCTGGTCTAAAATAAATAGTACCTGCTATCATACCATCTGTAGAAAATTTAACTTTTTTTCCTGTAATTTCATTATCCATAATACTAAGATTTTTACCTTTAAATGCTGGTACTTCGGCTATTTCAGCTCTATCCATTGCATCAAAAGTTGCCATTTCGTAACCATATATATCTATTAACTTTTTCTGGTATCCTGGTTTTCTAGCTGCATATTTCAGTACTAATCTATCTCTTAAATCTTCTGGAAGAAATTTCTTTTGATATATATTGTTTCCTTTTGCTCTAGCTATATCTATAGCTTGCTGACCTTTAATACCTAACATCCCAGCTTGTAAACCAATTGTTTTTTCTTGTTGAGCTTTTCTTTGTAAATCTTTAAAATAATTTTCCATAGGTTCGTTTGTTGAACCAACAACTTCTTGTAATTTAGTTCCGCCAGCTGATTCTCCTCCAATTAAATTTTTTCCTGTTCGAAGTAAAAATTGTGTAAGAGCATCTGGACCTGTACTAGCTCCTTGAGTAGCACCCCTTAAAACATTTTTATAATTTTCTACTCTTCCAGCTAAATTATAATTTTGTCTAGGCTGGATACCTGTCATGATACCTTCCATAACTTCTCCGCCTTTTCTAAACATTGGTCTTTTTAAAGTTCTACTCATGCTCGTCCATAATTTATATTAATTGGTGTTTGTTTTGGTGGATTAATTAATCTGTAAATACCAGCCAACGTTGATGCCGTTCCAAGTCCTGTTGCTAATGGAGAAGCAGATGCTTGTGGTGCTAATATATTTTCTCTACCAGGATATCCTGAAATTAATCCTGTAACACCAGAACCAAATTGTTGAGCTGCTTCTAAATCTTGTAAAGATGTTTTAGATGCTAGTTGTTGATCAGCTGTTAGTAATTGTTGTTCTCTTCCTGATTGTGCTGCACCCAAACCTGTTAAGCTTGCAATCTGTTGACCTAATAATGCAGGTGATTGTTGTGCTAATCCTAATTGGCCTGTTGCTAATGCTTGTTGTTGATTAAAAGCTTGCCCTGCTAAATTTTGTGCTTGTGAAAAACCTTGACCTAATAACTGAGCTTGTAATGCTGCTCTATTTCTATCTGATGTTGCTTGGTATTCTGCTCTTTGTACACCTTCTCTACCACCACCAAAAGCTCCAGCTTGTATAGCTTGATTTGCTAATCCTGGTAAACCTTTTTGTGCTTGTATATCATATTCTGCTAATGTTGTATCAATAATATCTTGTTGATACGGAGACATATAAGTTTGATAAGCAGTGGGGCTTGTTAAACCTGCAGCTGTTGTCTGTGCTGCCGCTGCTTGATTTAAGAAAGGTTGAAAACTACCGAGACCAGAAGCTAGTCCTTCTGCTTGCGTTGTGAATGATCCAGGTCCAGCAACAAACTGTCGACCCATTGTTCCAGATAAGTCTTGTTCTTTATAGCCACCTATTGCTTTTGTTAAATCGTCTAGATATGTTTTTGCGCCCGCTTCAATAAACTCTGCTGGGGCTGTTCTTACTACTTCTGCCATTATACTCTTCCGCCTTCTTCTAAAGTTTTCATTTGATCGTACATCCTTTGAGCGCCTAGTTCAACGTCTCCGTCTCCCATGCCTCTTACAGCGTCTGCTGTAAATACAAATTCGTTATTCGATAACATCGCTGGGATATCATCTTCTTTTTCTTTTATACCAACTGGTGGTATAAATCCACCATTATCTCTTAAATCTAATTCTTGTACACCTTTAGGGTTTTGTCTCATAGGAAGACCCTCGATGCCCGCTGCTTGCATAGCATTCTGGCTTGCAGTGTCTCCTAACGCGTAATTCATTCTACCACCCATAGCTACTTCATCTCTTGGTCCATATTCTTTCTTATAAAGATATTCTTGATATTCTCTAAACATATCTTCCATTTGTTTTTTTTTCATATATTTTTCTTTTCCTAAAAAATATTCATCTGAAGACATGGTGTCATCACTTCCCATACCGTAATTCATTCTACCACCCATAGCTGCTAAACCTCTTCCTTCTGTTTGCATCATACTCATTCTTTCAAATTCTTTTTTTGCTTCTTGCGCAGCTTTTTCAGGGGATAAACCCATATCTAAAAATTTTTCAAAAAGAGCTTCTAAAATTTTTTCGTTCTCCATATTAGATGCCATCATTCTATCTGGTAATACTGGTCCTGTTGGTTTTGGTGCAAAAGGATTTACAGGTTTTGTTGGATCTTCTGGTAATACAGGTCCTGCATCAGCATAACCTATTCTACCACCTTCTGCATATTCAGATGTGTTAGATGTAACAAATTCTTGCACTTCTTGTTCGGATGCTTTGGGGTTTAAATTTTTATAATATAAACTTAAATATTTTGACGGATCTCTAGCTACTTCTTCTTCAGCTTGTTCTGGTGACATTCCAAGTGTACCTGTTAAAAAAGTAGATACTGCACCTAGTGCAGCAAACTTACCTAAGTTGCCACTGCCTGTTATTGCATTTTTTGCTCCAGTTAAAAATTGTCCAAATCTAGTTCCAGGTAATCCAACTTGTTGAGTAGCTCTAAAACTGCCTGGTGCTGCACCTGATCCAGCAAAAAAACCAGCTCCTGGTATTTTACCAAAACTAAATCCACCGGGTCCAAAACCACCACCTAAACCATAAACAGCAGCTCCTGCTAACGCAGCCTTACCTATATCAGAACTTGCAATATCTTTAACACCGCCTACTACTTTTTTAACAGCTCTTTTAATACCACCAAATATAGCGGGTTCTCTAGGTACAACGTTCATAATTCCGCCGCCCATATATAATTGTCTGTTCATTTGTCCTCTAGATATTGTCATAATTAATTAATTTGTAAGCAGGGAAAACCTGAATACGTACTCTACTTTGTTTTACTAAACAAATCAAGCTTTGGCATCTTAACTAATACATCTCTTTGTATGTCTTCTGAATCTATATTAGCTGCCTTCACAGCTTCTTCGTTTTCGTATATTTCGCCTGTTTTCTTGTTTTTTATTGTCGTAATTACCTCTGTTGGCTCTACTAAAGGTAAGTCTTTACCATTTACATTTACTGTCTTATTTGTCATCTTTCCTCCTATGTTCTATCAAATTCTAATATTGCAACTGTTCCTTCAAAGATATCAGCCGTAGCTGCCTGCAGTTGTAGTTTGTCACTTTCTTCTAATATAATAGTTCCGTCTGCTATAGATTTAGAAGTACCTGTATTTACAGTGTGCTCTGCAAACTGGAAACTAGTTGATGCTGAGTTATCAAAAACAAAAGCTTTTATTTCAACATTACTACCACCTACATTAGCTGTATGTATATTTTGTACAATAGCTCTTGAGTTAGAAGGACAAGTATAAATGTCCGTTTTATTAGTTGAGTTTAAATCAAATTGTGCATTCTTATATCTATTAGCCACTATTTCCTCCTGTACTAAACCAAGTTAATCTTTGTGTTTCTTCTCTTAAATCTTGTTGAAAGGTAGAATTTAATTTTTGTACTAATCCGTCAAGATCTCTAATTAAAGCATCAGCCACTGGTTGACTGTATTCTTTACTAGGTCTTGTAAATGCTAATACTATTTTTGCCATTATCTTCTTCCGTCTGCTTGTATATCTAACCTAAAACTTCCTAATTTCCAATCTTGAGATGACCCTGTATTTGCTACCTTTAATGCTACTGATCTACCTCTAGCTCGTGTATCTATCTTAGTTGTTGATGAGGTAATTGTAAAGGGTCCAAGAGGCGAGCTTGCTTGTGAGTTATTTGAATAATCTCTCAGTTGTAATGTTACTTGTGTGTTCCCTGTTTGAGATAAAAAGTCTGGTATAAATCTTCTTATCTTCATAATAAATTCTCCGTCTCCTCTAAGATCAGCTCCTCCGCCGTTGCCTCTGGTAATATCAAAATCTCCAGATTCTATGTTAGCTGCTACTGTAGTTGTTGCAGAAGATTTAACTTGATCAGTTCCTGTTTCGTGTTGATAGTATGTTGTAGCTCCTTCAGTATTTCCAACAACATCATATGATGTTCCTGAGGCATTATAATCAGTTCCATGAGGTAAACCAAATACAGCTGAGTCAACCCAAGTTGTTCTAGCTAAAGATCCTGTTGTCCATATAGGTCTTTGCGGAGATGATTCTGCATAGTTATAAGTT